ACATCTAGTGGATTTCCATGGAATTTGGTGCCTGGCGCAAAGGGTAAATTTCCATATATTCAAAAGATTGAAAATACTTATGATTATCAAATTGTTTCAAGTGAATTGCAAGCTAAAGTGGATAGACGTTTTCAACAAGCTAAAATGGGAAATAGGGTTGAGAGTTTATGGATTGATACGCAAAAGGATGAACGTCGAGATTTTATTAAAATTTTTGAGGGTAAAACCCGTGTGTTTACAATTCCACCAGTGGATTTTACAATTGTTTGCAGACGTTTATTTGGTGCTTTTAATTCTGCTTTTTACCATAATAGATTGTCGTATTTTTCAGCTGTAGGTATTGATCCAGCTTCAATTGAATGGACTGTGCTTTTACAAAAACTTGAAACGAATTCAACTATTGGTTTTGGTGGAGACTTTAGTGGTTGGGATGGTAATTTATCTCCACAATTTTTGATGGGCGTGTGTGAGATTATTAATGATTGGTATGATGATAATGAAGAGAATAAAATTGCGCGAAGGGTTATGTTTGATGAAATGATTCATACGCCTCAATGTGCTGGTAATGAAGTGTATTTTACGCATATTGGTAATCCTTCTGGTAATCCACTCACAGTTATAATTAATACATTGGTTCATATGATGAAGTTTTTATATGCTTTTTATAAGAGAGTTCCATCAGATTTAAATTCATTACAAGATTTTCTTCAAAATATTACTCTTTTTATCTATGGTGATGATGGTATTTGTTCTATTAAGAAAGAAGTTTTACCATATTTTAATCCTCAGATTTTATATGAAGAATTAAAGAAATTGAATTTGGAATATACCAATTCGAAGAAAGATGGTCCAGCATGTATTGAACCAGTGCGTAAATTGACATTTTTGAAACGCGGTTTTAGGGAAGATGATTGTGGAAGACAACACGCTATTATGGATATTCAAACTATTACTGAATTAACTAATTGGACACGTGAGTGTGCTGATTTGACTTTGGAACAGGCTTCTTTGGATAATCTTAATGATTCATTAGCATTTATGTATTCATATGGAAAGGAAATGTTCGAAATTCATAGAAATAAAATTAAGGAAAGTCTTCCATTAATTTATCATAAAGATTTGAAGGATTATATTTATTATCATAAATTGTTTTTGACAAAATATGAAAGTGGAAAATATGTTCCTGCACAAGCGCAAGGTGAACCTGGTATGCCTATTGATTCGAGTGTGCCTATAACAACGAATATTAATGAACCTTTTAAATCAAGTGATAACACAAAGGGTATAGTTTTAGAAACTCAAAGAGAAGTAGAAATAACTGGACCTACTCAAGAACCTAATATTGGTAGTGGTACTTTGACTCGTTCTTGTATGCCAGATCCACGTTGGTCAATGGTAGATACAGTACACAGAAGAGTTTGGGTTAATACATATTCGTGGACAACGGCACAAGCAGCTGGACAATCATTATTTGACTTGGTATTGCCAAGGGATGTAATCGTAAATTATTTACAATCAATGGCTTTCGAGAGATTTATTTTTTGGAAGGGTTCAGTCATTTTGGATTTTGAACTTACAGGTATGAAGATGCATTTGGGTAGATTGAAAGTTTTTGCTGTTCCTTTCACTGATGGTACTATTGTCTCACGTTGGCATGATAATAATCCGACAACGTATTATGGTTTAAATCCATTATCTTTAGATCCAACTAGTAGTACTAAAGGGCGTTTGATAGTTCCGTATTATAATATAAAGTCATACATTTCTATAAATGGTCCAGCTATTGATTTAAATTTGGATTTTACAGCTACAGTCTCATGTAACATTTTAGTTCCATTAGGTGCAGCGACGGGTTCACCTACATCTATTAGTTTGGTAGTGTGGGCGTCTTTTGGTCAAGATTCAGAATTTTATGTACCTTTAAATTCATCATCGTCCGGTACTGTTTTTAATGCGGAACATGGTAGACAATTGGTGCGTAATGCCAAAATTGCTGCCGCAAAAGGTCAAGGAGGTACTGTTTCTACTACGAATAATGTTACAGCCTATGGCAATATGGATGGAACTTGTATTCCACAAAAAATGACGAATGATGATTTTCGTGGTGCAGCATCAGGTAATAAAGTATCGGTTCCTGCATATGATAGAGCGGCACGTTCCATAAATCCATTTAATGTAGTACGTAAATATATTCAGAATTTTGCACATTCTAAAGGTTCTGAATTGGTTACTAGAATGGATTTAGATCCTTCCAATTTGGCTATCGTTCATCCTGACCATTTTTCTACTAATGTTGATGAGATGACGATGGCTTTTTTATTACATACTCCTACTTATTGGGATACAATAACATGGTCTGGTTCAGCTACAAGTGGGACTTCATTATTTTCTGGTTTTATTGGTCCAATGACATCTTTGTTTATGTCTGGTTCTACTAATCAGGTTACTCTTACGTCTGGAGCTTTGATAACTATGACACAGTGGGAATATAATGCTATGCATTTTGCTTTTTGGCGTGGAGGAATGCGTATTCGTATGGAATTGGTAGCAACAATGTTTCATACTGGTAGACTTTGTTTAACTTTGAATTATGGAGCACCACCTGGTGTACAAGTTGGATTACGGGATGCAACATCACAATATGCAGTGGAATTTGAGTTGAACAGTGATAAGAATGTTTTTGAGTATGATATTCCATATATATCTGAAACACGTTGGAAGAGAACTTGTAGAGGACCCATCTCACCTGATGACCCAGAAGGAGTTGGACCTTGGTGGAATGATTATTTTTTAGGTTCATTTGATATTAGCGTTGTAACGCAATTACAGACAACTAGTGTGGCTCCACCAGATATTTCTATAATTTTATCTTATTCAGGAAGTAGTGATTTTGAAGTTTATATGCCATCTAATATTAATCAGACTTTTATACAATCAATTGTTGGTCAAAACATTATTCCTCTTCCAGCGAAGGCACAAGGTGATAATGGTGGGGGAGTTAAAGCAGGAGCTAGTACGGCACCTAATCCACCAGATGCTTCAGCTGATATTGTCACAGCAAAACGTATTGGTCCGCCTGATATGGGTCCTATGCAATCAGATGATCATTTTGGTATTAATGCTCCGATTAAGCATACTAGAGAAATATTGAGACGTTATTATCCTCGGAGCGCTGTTACTTATTATCAATATGTAGCACAAAATGCTGTAGCAACAACTGCTAATGATTTCAATTCTGGTTATACTCCTCTATTTAATACTACTAGTATTCCTCCTAATCAAACTTTACCTTATTGTTTGTTTGATGTGTATCCAGTTAATTTGGGAGAGGACACTAATTATTTGATTGCTACACAAAATTATTTGCCAAATAGAGCAGTTCAACCATTGGCCATGTTATTTCCACAATATCGGTTCTGGAGAGGTTCTTTGCGGTATAGGGGTATTTTTGGGAATGTTGAAAATGGAGCTGCTGGTGATATGACTCCTGCAAATTCTGGTGTGTTATATATACCTCATGGACAATTTGCAGTTGAAAATTTTCCAAAGGCTAATCGTCCTAATTGGGCTTGGCTTGCAGCAAATTATGCAACATCTATGATTGGTGGATCAGGTACATCAGGTGGTGATTCTTTACCAATAATAAGTAATTTTAATGGAACTAATTATGCGCAAGATTTGGTAGGTCATGGTATAGTGAATTATACTGAAATTGAAGTGCCTTTTTCAACTATCTATAATACCTTACCTACTGCACAAGGTGTGGTAGCTGCCAATTTGTCTCCAGACTTATTACAAACGGGAGTTTTAGTTTTTTGGTCGATTTATTTTTATGCATATTCAGCGTCGCCAGGTACAGCACCAATTTCTCGACCTTTCACCTTATTACAATCAGTAGGAGATGATTTTCGTTTAGGTACATATTTGGGAATTCCTAATATTTATGTTAATCCGTATACTATTGTTTCTTCAGCAGCTGTTGCAGGTATGTGTTGGCCAGATTCTTGGGTTATAACAGCTCCGTCAGTTGCTGAGAAGGAACAATCGAATCTGGTTAAACAAAAATCGGAAAGTGATGAAGATTTTGATGTGTTGGACTCTACAACTTTGACAAAGGAAGCATTAATTAAGAAATTAAATAAAATTTCAATGACTCCTCAGAATCCACGTCCAGCTAAAGCTCAAGGTAATTGGTTATTAAAGGAAAAAGAAATTATTTATTGGAGTTCACCTCATCGACAAAATAAGCGGAATTTGGAATCTCGTTCAACTAGTATGATTGGAATAGAAAATTACAAGTATGTTCCTTATGAATCGGTTGATTATATAATGCGTATTATGGAATATTATGAAGCATATTGTTTGGAGCCAATTTATTATTTGATGAAAGCTTTGAATAGATCGAATTTAGTTGAAGTTGATATAAAGGAAATATCAAAATGTTGGTATTTAGTAAAATGGTGGGTTCCAAATTCGATTTTAAGTGGTGAATTTTCGATCAAGAATTTAGATTGGGAGGAAATTGATAATAATTTGTATTTTCGTATTCATTGTTCAGCAGTTTTGGCTTTAGCGCGTTATAACGAAGATTATAAATGTTATTGGGAAAATAAGCCGAGAATCGAAATGAGATCACAATCATTATCAAGTTTGGAAACTTCAACTGAGGAGAAGAATATGGATGCAATTAATATAGTGATGGATTATTGTTTGGAGAAGGAGAATGATTATTTTTATCCATGTACTCCTCCGATATATCCTGCTAAAGCACAAGGTGAAGATGTTAATTATAGAGGGGATATTCGTATCTTAACATCAGATAATGAGGGAAATGTTTATCAAGAACCGACTATAGCAAACATAGCCTTAGTAGTTTTGACAGTTTTTAACCGAGTTCGTCTTGAATTTAATTATAATGCGCGTATGGCTATGAATGAAATAGTGCAAAATTTTGATCTTTGTGCTTATCAAATTGAAGTAATACCAGGTAGAGGTGGGTTTATAGTGCATGGAAAATTCATGATAGAGAATTCCCAATTTACCAATATAACGGCAACTGGCTTAGGTCCACGTAAGAAAATTGCTGAAGAGAAAGCTGCTTATAATGTGCTTTCACAGTTAGTGGACAAAATACCACCTTGTCAAAGAGAGAGCATGACCATGTCCAAGATTCAGAATGTGAGTTCTGATGAAGAGGATAATGTTTTGTTATCTTCTCTTGTTAATTCTACTTTAGTGGAAGAAGGAGAAGTTCAAAATGTTCTTGAAAAGAAGAATTTAACGATCTTAGTAGAGGATGAAGCCAGTTTTACTCAATTACATAATAATTTAACAGATGAATTGAGACGTTTAGGCTATGAGACAAGATATAAAATGATGAGAAAAATGGAAGATTTACAATGTTTGATCTTCCAAGAGTTAAATGAGTAAAACATTGAATAAGGGCAGCCAACATACTCTTATAAAGAGCAGTGAAGTGACTAAGCTAGAGATTAGCTGAAGAATAATTAGTATTCTAAACATGAATCTGTTATCCTATAGAGTTACAAAAGAACCTTTATAGTTACTGTTTACATATATAAAGTTTGTTGAGCCCAAGAAGTCTAAATTAAAATCGAATAGACTATGGTGACCAAGGAAAATGGCGAGTTGATACTCCACCGCCGGTACTTGGTTTTCGATTATTGAAACC